ATCACTCTATATAAATGGAAGCGTAAAAAATGGCTAAAATTCGACCTCAAAAACGGTCATTATCGTAATGTTGAAGTATTACATGAAGTTACGCTTGAAAAAATGGCTAACAAGGAGTTAAAAGAGCAAGGACTCATTTATAAAGCTAACATTTACTATGAACAAGTGGTCTCAACATCCGAAATTATAGAAGACATTAWAACCAAAACACAAGATAGAATTAAAGCCATCCACTTACAACAAAAAGCGCTAGAGCGTATTCCTAGCGAGTTATTTGCAGAATTATACACTAACATGAACTAATCAGGGAGCTACCCCTTAAAACTAGCATGAATCTAGTATAGGAAACCGGCAATTACACAGAAAATAAAATTAAGCGAGAAAAGACATAATGRAATATAGAGTAGAAACAAATCCTTTTTCAAAAGATAGATACACTCCTGAACAGCTAGAAATGTTCAAAAATCGCCAACTCAGCAAAGATAAAGCTGAAGCATATTTCACTCGACTATATAGCCAACATATTGCTCGGGTGATTATTGCTAATGTTATGACAGAATACGTCATTAAATTCAGAAAAAGTGCCACCAGCTTTGAAGAAGCATGGGAAGCTTTAGACTATCAACGAACTACAGAGATTGTCTTTAGAGCCGTTAACGGTTTACCTTGTTCAGAGAAAGGCACAGGGGAATTAGAAACTTATTTAAGTGAGGTATCGGCATGATGCAAGAACTTAACCTCACACCAACACAGACACTTATTTTATTCATTGTTTTAGGTCTCTTAGGGCTTCTCCTTAGCCTTTCTAAGCCATTAATAGAGATTGACTTACCAGAAGATCGCCAAACACCTAAACCACGTCAGAACGCAAACTATGGGGCTTATATTCAATCACAGAACCATTATTACAATTAGGGAGGAACTGCATGACAACGGAAGAATATTTTAAAAAATTGCTAGAAGATAGCGAAAAACATCCTACAAACTGGTTGAGTGATAGGGTTTTAGACAAAAATATCAAAATGCTAGATGAAGATATTGAAGCAGAGTGGGACGATTTTCCGTTATTCACGAAAAAAATATTTATCAATACTACGCAACGTGACTATAACAAAGCTGATGCCGTTGTTAAATTTTTGGAATCAATACCAATAGAGATGGAATATAAAAAAGGGCTAAATATAGTTATACAAGCATTGAACGAGTTAAAAGATAGTCTTAAAAATCAAGTGCTTGGTGTTATTGATAACCAAATCCTGTTTCCAAATGATAAGGAGGACACGAAATGACACTACCAGAGAATTATAGACGTGTCCTTAATCTGATCAAGGTTGGAGCAGACAATCCTATCACAGGGGCAGAGATTGGCTTAATACTGAAACTTGAAGAACGTTCAATCCAAAGTATCATCAGTAGCTTAATCACTCGCTATAACGTCCCTATTGTCGCTATAAGACATGGGTTTAATCGTGGCTACTTCATCCCAGCTAATAAGGAAGAATTACTAGAGGGGGCCAAAGCCTTTTATAACCAAGTACAAAAAGAACAAGAACGTTTGTCTGTATTAATGAATGCGGATCTAGAGAGTTATAAGAAGTTACTGAAGGAGGCTGATATGAATGTTTAGTTTAAGTAAAGAGAGTGAACAGGATTTAACTCAGGGGGTACTGGAGCTGGTAGGAAATTACCTGGAAGTACGTGAGCAAACCCAGCCCAGACTATTAGGGTTGATAACAGCCCAGCAAATTAAAGATGAACTAGGCATAAAGGCCAAGACATTAAAGCGTTGGGAAGATAACGGTCTAAGACGATACCAACCACCACTAGAAGATACGAGGAAGCATTACTATAAAGTCAGTGATATTCTTATTTTTTTGGGGGTTGAACAATGATAGACTTAGCTATTAAAAATTTCCTGAAGAAACACAATGAAGGTATTTCAAATATCAATAGTATTATATCAGCTTTAGAACCAATAAAAGGTCATAATTCAATCATTGAGAGTTTTATAATACTTAATCATAAATTTAAGAAGGAGGTAAAAGTTGGGAAATAGAAGAATGATCAGTAAAACTGTCACCCAAACGCAAAGATTTTTACAAATGCCATTAGAGGCGCAAGCTTTATACTTTCATCTAATTCAGAATGCTGATGATGACGGAATTGTCGAGGCTTTTCCGATTGTAAGAATGATTGGAGCTAATGAAGATAATTTAAAACTGCTACAAGTTAAAAACTTTGTAAAACCTCTAAATGAAGAAATGGTATATTTCATTATTGATTTTTTCGAACAAAATCAGATTAAATCAAACCAATATAAAAAAAGTATTTATCAATCATTGCTGAGCGAGGAAGACAAGGTCAATAATTTACGTATTCTTGAAGAGTTCAAAAATGGTTCAAAAGTTGAACAAGTTTTGAACCCCAATATAAGTCAAGATAATCAAATTAAATCAAAGATAATTAAATCAAAGATAATCAAAGATAATCAAATCAAAAATAATATAAGTGAAGATAAGATAGCGTCAAATCAAAAGAATAATTTTGACACTGATAATCTCAAATCTATGACAAATATTCTAGGAGATAACTTCAAAACTAATTGTGACGATGAAACATTGATTACAAATTTCACCGAATACTACTTAGGACGTGTTCCAGATAACTATGAACTCAATACTTTAAAGAAAAGACTGAGAAACATTGATAGACAACTTTTCGAAGTTGCTTATCAGCAAGCGAGTATAAACGGAGCTGATACTCTTGGATATATAGTTACTACTCTAGATAATTGGGAACGACTAGGAATCACAACTTATAATAAATGGTCAGAACACGAAGGAAGAAGAAGTGAGGAATTAGAAGATGAATTACCCTTCTAACCGAGATATAAGCCTGTAGTTTACTTAGAATATGAACAAACAATATTATTAGTTATTTATAAACAAGGAGAAATAACACTATGAGAACATTTTCAGATACACCTAAAACATTTACATTTCACTATACTTTTAGAGACTTTGACACTGCACAAGTAGCTTGTCATGCTATCTTAGGTTACATGACTGGTACTTATGAGCAACCAGTGATTGACGCAACTTATCACAATGATGACCAAGGTGGTCATGCTAATCAGTTAGTCTTAAAATATGCTGAAGATAGAAAGTTAAGCAAGGTCTTCAAGCGTATCTGTGACAGTTTCAAGGACTATTACAACCAACCTGAGGATATGACGGATGAAGAACTTGATGACATGGCTCAGGAAAATGAATTAATTAAGGAAGTTGAAGAACTTGATGATCAGCGCGTGGTTCCTTTATTTGAGATTACTCAAGAGGAAGCTAATGAACAAGACACACTCATGGCTTTCATCTCAGACCATGACCAACTAGCTGAACATCTCTCTATGAATTATCAGGAGATGAGCCAAGACGATTTAGGAGCTATCCTTGAAACTATCAGTCAAGCCTTTAACCATTTGTATGATATGGTTGTTGAAGGTCAGTTACTCGTTAAATAAACAATCAGAGGGATTTCCCTCTTTTTGTCGTTTTATCAATAGTTTTGGGTTGTTTGAGTTTTAAGGAGAAAGAATGTTAGAACTATCTATTGAGAGTATTATTAAACCGATGAAGAAATATGACAAGACAAAGATTACAGGAACAATGGATAACCAACCTATTCGCATAGACCTAGATAATCTGGTTATTCATTATAACCATCAAAACTTATTACTTGAAACGATACCAGGAACTTATGGTGGTAAACGCTACTTCTTCTTGTGTCCTAAATGTGAGAGACGTTGTCGGAAATTATTTAAGGCTTCTCATGCCTTTGCCTGTGGTTCTTGTCAGAAAGTTCATCAAGCCACACTCAATCGAAGCAAGACAGACTGTTGCTACTACTGGCGATTAGCCTTTAAAGAGTGTTTGAAAGTAAATCCAGAAGCAAGACACATTCATGGATATTATAGTCGTGATGACTTTCCTAAACGTCCAAAGTACATGAGATTGGCAAAATATTTACATCACTGGAGGAGATTTCATTATTATATGGATAAGGGAGACAGTCACTGGTTATAATACGGAAACACACCCACTCTTTTTTTAACGGGGCTATGTCGTTCATGTTTTTGAGAACGCGCCCTTTTCCGTGCAAAAAATTCCCTTTTTGAAATTTTTGATAAAAATTAAAAGCTTGATTCTAAAGGATTTTATATCTAATTTAAGCTAAGTACCCTACCACAAAGAATGACTTTATCAGACTAAAATAAAGCATGGTTTTAGATCTTCTATCTGACAAGTTGATATTTTATATTATCAACTTTAAAAAGTGCTTAGAAACGATTTTAGAAGCCAAAAGCGAAGTACTACAAAAAATATCTAGTTTACAAAACGAGAAACACAAAAAGACGCTCACACAGAACGTCTCCTTGGTTAAATTTAAGCTTAACTAAATTATACCATAACCAGGAGAAAAGACCATGAGCGCTAAAGAACAACTTAAAGAATTGAAACCACTTTTCGCTTTAATAACCTTATTTGAGGAACAACGAGACAAGGACATCAAGCTGATGAATGCTTTTCGTAATCCTGAGTTACTAAATGGCATTGAAAAAGGTACTGCACAGCAACTCTTATGTTTGGCAAAAGAACGTGACAAGAGGCTAGCCATGATTACCTCCCTACAAGATGAGAAGCAGATAGCTGTTATTAAGGCTAGATATGTGGATGACTTATCATGGGACGAGATACCAGATAAAGTAGGTTGTTCAAGGAATACTGTTTTCAAACTACATAGAGACGCTTTAGAGGTGTTAGATGAGCAAGAAGAACGCCATGCGTAAACTTAAGGAGTTCCAGAGGTGGCAACGTATCGCCAATAGTCTTGATTTAACTTATAACGAGCTTTACCAGTTTGATATAGAATACCATTCCACGCGCAGAACGCACCTTGAAATAAGCCGAGAATGCGCCCTAGAGGAACTAGGTGCAATTAAGTATGCCATTAACCAACTGTCTAAGATAGACTACAGACAAATACTGATTGAGTGTTACTTGATTAGTGAAAAGTTATCTAACCAAGAGATCATGACGAAACTCAATCGCTCTGAAAGCTGGTACTACGAAACCAAGAAACGAGCCTTGCTTGAATTTGCAAAGTATTACAGGGGTGGTTGTTTGTTGTGCTATAATTAGTTCAAGATATGGAATAAGAAAGGGGAAGTGATGGATTTTTCTGATTTTTTGAATAAAACACAAAAAGAATGGGATGAATCTCATCCAATTCCTGACTTTAGTGCAATGAGTGATGAAGAGTTGCTTTATCAGCCGATGAGCGAAGCTTTGCTATCTGAGAAGTTCGCTAAAGAACTATCTAAAGAGATTGAAAAGCGTAACTTATTTCCGAAATAAAGGTCAATATGATATGAAGCAGAGAACTGATGATCCATAGGAGAGCATTTATCTGCTTTTTTCTTCTCCAAAAATGCAAAACCGTAAAAATACCCTTTCTAAATATGAAATAATGTATTTAGAAAAGGAGGTTATATTATGTATAACGAAGAAATTGCAAAGATGATTTTATCATTTGAAAAAGACGATTGTCGTCCTGAAGGTTTTAATTGGGATGATTTTGAAGTAACAGCTAAACAATTAATCGCTAGTGGTCAAATTGATGGAAAACTAAAATTTGATTATTTAAGCCCTTATTTAGATTTATTGTATCAAAAACAGCATACTCAGCGAAAAGTTGTTTCTTTTTCAGAAATCGCAAAATGAAATAACGTTCTAATATAATACCCTAAAATCTAGATAATAGTCTAGATAATGATATGGAAAACTTCTTAATAAACTGATATAATATCGAAAGAGATATAGTAAGGATAACTTAATGAAACTTTATGTAGATGAATCGGGGACAATAACAGAAAGTAAACATCCTCATCTAAGATTTTTTATAATTTGTTTAGTTGAATGCAACAATCATAACAAGGCTATACGTGAATTTAGAAAAGCAAAAAAAGATTATATAAAATCGAATCCAGACTGTGGCTTCAGTATAAAAGATGAAATCAAAGGTTCCGAAATGCCTTATGGGATGAAAAAACTTATCTTTGAACGTTTAAGAGATAGAACAGATATTGTTTTTCATTATAAAATAATTGATAATCATAATCTTCATCAAAGCTTAAAAAAATCACCTTCTATATCATTTAACTACTTTATTGGACTTACACTAAAAAAGATTTTTAATGAGTCCGAAATTCAGCACGACAGTCTATATATGTTGATTGATGAAAGAAATCAATCTGTTGAATCACTTAATAGTTTAGAAGAGTATTTAAAAATTGAACTTTGCATAAAGAATAACCATACCCAAGATGTAATTGTGAAATATAAAGATTCACAAACTAAGGACTTAATACAAATTTCAGATATTTTTGTTAATACTGTATTTAGAATTTGTAAAGGATATGCCCTAGACAATATTGATAAAAAAAATAGAAAATTACTGTCTATTTGTAACATTAGAACTAATGATTACTTTCCTAAATACAAAAATGATTTAGATATTTGTAAATAAAATTAATTGACAGTTTTTGTTTAATACTTTATAATCATTATAGAGGTAAGGTAGTAATTCTTTTAGTGTCGCAAAAATATTAATTCTCGGATTAATATATAATGTAAGCTTGCTATATGTAAGTCGCCTGAAAGTTTCCTACCTTTTTATGTATAAAAAATAGCACTCAATTGGGTGCCTTTTTTCTTGCCTACTGAACTCATTGATTGACAGAGTTGTAAATTAAATTTTTGCTTACTTTTTGCTTACTTTGAAGGAAATTTTAATGTCAACTAATGTTGACAAAAAAAGCTTAAGATGTTGATTTAAAGCTATAAAGGCTTGTAAAGCAACCTTAAGGAAGTCTCAAAAATGCAATACAACAAAATGCTTTAATTATTACATTACATACTTTAAAAGCCTATTTGATAGGCTTTTTTGTTATATACTTTTTAGTGAGTCATTATATTTAATGAACCAAAAAGATTTTAAACTAACACTAGAATAAAAATCAACACTGTCAGTTTGTAATGAGTAATTTTTTACTTTGTAAAAAGGATATAGTAGAATTAATGTTACAAATACTTGAGAATGATAACTTATCTCGTCGAATCTTATATAACTAAGGAGATTTTATTATGGATCTAAATGATAGATTAAAAATAGAAGAAATGGAAGAGAAATATGATAGCTTCAAACCTAGAATCAATGCATTAGTAGAAGCTATAGATGATTTTCAAAAGCACTATGAAGATTACGTGAAATTAAGAGAATTTTATGGTAGCGAAGACTGGTTTAGACTATCAGAACAAACAGAAAATAATCTCAAATGCGGTGTACTGAGTGAGGATCAGCTCTTTGATTTTATAGGAGACATAACGAGCTTGTAG